TGCAGTTTAATTATAACCCCCTTTAACAATGAAAAAAAAGAAACGCAAACGCACTAGGTCTCTAGTCAAAGTGGCTTCCTCCACATTCAATCTTAAATTAATCCAACTTAAATTCAAAGCAAATGAAACTAAGCAATCCCAAGAGGTTTACAGTAACAACAAATGATCAGGGTGACACTATTGTAAAAATCAACAAAACTGTGACCACAACTAATGCACATGTCAAACAAATTAAATACCACAAAAAAGATGAAGAATCCAATTAAATTATCGAGAACTGAATTTAAAGTATTAGTGCTAATGGAAAAAGGCTTAAAATCTAAAGATATCCGTAAACGAATCTTAACTAAAGGTAATCGTGCTAGTGATGAAAGAAGCATATCGACGTATAAACTGAGGATTAAAAGAAAACTAGGTCTTAGTAGAGATGTAAACGAATATGCTGTAGTAGCAACTGCAATCGAAAAAAACATAATATGATAGATAAATTTAAAGCCGTACTAAAGTACGAAGGTATTACCGCTAAAGACTTTTGTCTAAGGATAGGAATAAAATACGGAAGTTTCAGAACACTTATAGCCAAAGAAGGTAGCCCAAGATGGGTGAAAGCGTTTATGCTTGGGTATAAATTAGGAAAAGTGCCTACAGACATCAAAAAAATAGAAGTTATTGAACCAAAAACCATCAAACCATGAAAACCGCTTTATTAGTATTAATCATATCTATAGCCGCCATAGTCTTCGGACTTGTCGTTATTATTCTGATTGGAATCAAAGAAAACAAAAGAAGGGAAAGTGAAATCAATAAATACAACGAAGCAAGCATCAAAGCCTTCATGAAAGCACAGAAAGGAAAGAAATACGCTAGAAAAAGCACTCCTAAAGTACCAACTATAAAATGATAGAAGTAGGAAGCGATTTTAGCGGAGTTGGTGCGTTTAACCAAGCCCTAAACAGATTAGAAAAGGATTATAAGAAGATATTTGCTTGCGATATCGATAAATATGCAAGGGAAACCTATTTACACAACTATCCTGCCCCAAAAGACTTCCCGGAAGATGTCTATGAGAGGAAAATTCCAAAAAAACCACTTGATTTGTACATGACTTCCCCCCCCTGCCAAAGTTTTAGCCTTGCTGGACATAGAAAAGGGGAAGATGATACAAGAGGAGTGCTTTTCTACAACTCCCATGAGTTTATTCAGAAAAATAAGCCACGTTATTTCATTTTTGAGAACGTTAAAGGACTTTTAAGTGATGATGAGGGCAAAACCTTCCAAAGATGGTGTGATTATCTTGGTGGAAAGTCTGTAAATGGCAATCCCGTGATATTTCCGCTAGAACAAAGCGTACCTTACCACATTTACTACAAGGTTTTGAATGCGAAACACTACGGAGTGCCTCAAAATAGAGAAAGGATTTTTATTATAGGCATTCGTGATGATCAGGATAATGATTTCACTTTCCCAAAACCAATGCACCTTACCAAAAGACTGAAAGATGTCCTTGAGGATAGTGATAACCATAAGTATCTTTCTGATAAAAAAATAGACAAGATAGCCAATTCAAACTTTGCCCAAGAAAAGGACATGATACAAGATGCTAATGGCGTTTGCGGTGCTTTACTCTCAAGAGACTATAAAGACCCAAAATGTGTTGATGAAAAATACAATTTAAGTGAGGAAGCAATAAGTAGGCTAACCAATGAATCTCAAGGCTTTCATTCAGACATTAAAACACCTGAAGATATAGCATCGTGCCACGGAGCGAGAGATTATGAGAAGTTGGCAAGAGGTATGAATGTAATTAAAACCGTAGATGAGAAATACTACTTGAGCGATAAGATGATAGAAGGATTTTTAAGCCACAAAGACAGACATGAAGATAAAGGAACAGGTTTTGGATGGAAGCCAAAGACCGAAGATGATATTGCGAATACTATTAGGGCTAATGCGTCTTTATGCCCTACAGATAATTCGATTAAACAAGTCGGAAAGATAAATAACTCTCAAAGTGGCAAGATTTATTCCTCAGAAGGATTAGGTGTTACCATCACGGGATGTGGAGGTGGACAAGGAGCAAAAACAGGGCTTTATACAGTTCCGAGTGACCAATTAAAGATTGTTGGAATGCTACCAAATGAAACCTACAATGACTTCTCAAGAAGAGTCTATGATTCCGAAGGTTTAGGTAGAACACTAATGGGTAGTGGAGGCAATTGCAATGATAAAGCAGGGCAGTATCAAGTAGGTACACGTATTAGGAGATTAACCCCTCGTGAATGCTTTAGACTCATGGACTTTCCTGAGACTTTCAATTGGACTGTTTCTGACACCCAAGCATACAAACAAGCAGGTAATAGTATCGTCGTTTCGGTGCTTTATGAAATACTAAAAAAACTAAAACTATAATTATGATAACAAAATGGAATGATATTATAAACAGAATAGCAGAATTAAGAAAAAACATAGAAACAGCAAAGACTACTGATGTAATAGAAATATCAGTTGAACTAATTAGAATAGAAAGCCTATTAAAGCAATTAACTTTAACCGATGTTACCAAACGTACTTTTAGGTGCTTAGGGTGTAAACATTATGACGTAAAAGTAATTAACGATAAAGGAGTAACTGCAAAAGTCTGTAAGGTTAGAGAAAATGACATTAGGGTAATTGTAGATTTAGATGCACCAAATTGCACCGACTTTGCATTAACTCAAGAAGAAATAAAAATATAAATGGATACTACTCCCGAAAATCAGAAGATACAGAATTTAGTCTCAGAACTGAAGCCTATAGATATTAGATCCGCACTCTTTAAATCAAAGGATTTTAATTTTATTGTTACAGGTAAAGATGAAGATGGTAAAATATGCACACATCTAAAGCAAGAAGAGGCTCTTCAAATACTAACGGCTAATATTGTAGAGGAGTTTCTGTACGGTGGGGCCGCTGGTGGGGCTAAAACATGGACAGGGTGTTGTTGGCTATTGTTTATGTGTATTAATTATCCCGGAACACGTTGGTTTGTTGCTCGTAAAGAACTTAAAGACATCATCGATTCGGTTTATGTAACCTTCAAGAAAGTGTGCGACACTTATGGGTTCTCAGACTACAAGTTTAACGGACAAAAACACTTCATTCAATTTGGTAACGGCTCACACATCAACCTTATTGAGGTAAGCTATAAACCTAGTGACCCAATGTTTGAGGGAGTAGGTTCTACCGAGTATACGGGAGGTTGGATGGAAGAGGTTGGTGAAATACACCCTCAAGCCTATATCGTGCTTAGAACAAGGATAGGTAGGCACTTAAATAAGAAGTACGGCATAAAGAAGATGATGTTTATGTCAGGGAATCCTAAAAAGAACTGGACTAAAACACAATTCTACGATAAAGATAAAGCAGGCACAATTGAATCACACAAAAGATACCTTGGGTGTCTTGTTACTGAAAATCCTTTTATCGAGAAAGATTATGTTGAGAGTTTAAGACGTTTGGCTTCAGAGGACAAGGCTTCATTTGAGAGATTGTTTAAAGGGAATTGGGAATATGAAGATAATCCAAATGCCTTATGTGATTATGAAATGATTGAGGCAATATTCTCCAATAACCACGTTCCTCAAGGACAAACTTTCATAACTGCGGATATTGCACGTTTTGGTAGTGATAAAGCCGTTATTTGTGTTTGGAGAGGGTGGAGACTTATAGAATTAAAAACTTTTGACGTTTCCAAAACAACCGATATACAACTACTTATAACTCAACTAAGGTTAAAGTATCACATACCCAAAAATAGGTGCGTAGGTGATGCCGATGGTGTTGGTGGGGGTGTTATTGACAACACAGGTATCAAGGCGTTTATAAACAATGCGACACCTATAAGAGAACAAGGTGACAATCAAAACTATAAAAACCTTCAAGTACAATGTTTATTCCATCTTGCACGGATAATCAACGAAGGAAAGATTTGGATAATGTGTGAGTTGAGTGAAAAACAACGAAGTGATATTAAGCAAGAACTTGACCAAATACATTCCAAACTTAATGACATAGGTAAGTTGGACTGTAAAAGCAAGAGTGATATAAAACAAGACATAGGTCGCTCCCCGGATTACAGAGATGCCATCTTCATGAGGGTTTTCTTTGACCTAAAACCTAACAAACGTAGGTTTATGGGTAGTATTTTGAGATAGTATCAAATTTTTTTATATATTTGCAAAGTCATGCAAGATATAAAAAGCGTTAAAGGGCTTTTAAAGGTTAGAATGAGGTAATTTCCAAAAGTTACCTCATTTTTTTTGCTTAAAATCTATTTTTTTTACTTAAGTTTATTATGAAAAAATTTTTCATACCTTTACGATGAACACATTTTATTCTTTAATTAAATGAAATTAAGCAATTCTGAAGTTGAAAACCTTATATATGCAGGCGTTTCCGAAGAGTTAAAGCTTGCTAGTAAGCTTGCAAAGGAAATGAATATGCACATCACAGGTGAGGGTGCGAAAGAATATTTAGAAGGTTTAGACCAATATGAGAACTCTAATCAGAAGATTCTTCGTGAAAAAATAATGAAATCTAACAAGTCTGTATTTTCTTTTATACTTAGACCTTTAGATAAAATATTCTCGGCAAAAGGAGGTGCTATAAATTATAATCTTAATGATTCTAGTATCGCAATAGTAAAAGCAGCCGTTAATGAAGTTGCAGATGGTCTTAATATAAAAAGGTATTTAAAAAAGGTTGTCTTAAAGAAATATATTATAGACCCTAATGGTATTATTTTTATTGACCTAGATGATCAGGGTAAACTAGATACATCTTTTGTTGACTCTAAAGAAATACTATGGTACAAAAATCAAGGGAATAAGATAGGGGCTATCATCTTCAAAGGTGAAGTTAAGAAAGGTGCAGACGATGTAACTAGGACATATTTCAGAGTAATAGACGATGAATTAGATAGAATATTTGTAAAAGAACCTAGTAACGATGGTTCTAAAGGAGAAAAAATAAGAGAAGTTGTCGGTGATAGACTTGATAATTTCTTTGGATATGTTCCAGCTATGGTTGTTGGGGATGTAAAGAACCCAAATAAAAACCTTTTTGATAGTTTCATTTCAGATGTAAACGAAGAAGCTAAAGATTTACTTCACGATGTTTCAATAAACAAAATACATAAAATCTCTCAAGGTTTCGCTAAATATTGGCAGAGACCCGAAGCTTGTACTAAGTGTCACGGAGAAGGTGTAGTCAAGTACGAGGAGGAAGCAGGTTCTGATGTTTGGTTAGAAGCGGACTGTACCTCATGTGGAGGAGCAGGCTACAAACAAAAAGTATCACCAAGTGATGTGATGATTGTACCAATTCCTGAAAAAGATGAAGTTGACCCGGCTCCAAATGTTGCTGGATACGTCAATCCATCTATTGAGATATGGAAAAAGTATGATGACAACATAAGAGATACCCGGAACTACCTTTTCCAAGTATTATGGGGAACTACATTTGAACAAGGAGGTAAAAATGAAACTGCAACGGGTAGATTTATAGATACTCAACCAGTTCAAGATAGACTTAGAGATGTATCACATACATTCTCTTTAATGCACCAATTTATACTTAATTGCTACGGCTCAATAACATTAAATAAAAGTGATTATAATGCTTTTGTGAGTTACGGCACAAGATACGTTATAGAGAGTCCTGACGAGATTCTTAAGGTGTTAATGGAAGCAAGTAGAGAAAAGGTCTCTGACCTAATCCTACAAGATATGCGTAGTAAGTATTTCTATGCGGAATACCAAAATGATGAAGTAGAACTAGCCAAAAAGAAAAAACTGTCTAAAATAGAGCCTTTTCCAAACATGAGTGTTAGTGAGGTTGTGGCAACGGAACTTATTGGTGATGAAGAGAAGTTAATGAAAATATACTTTATTGGATGGCATGGAACACTTAGTGATGCCGATATTGTATTGAAAGACGAAAAACGATTAGAACAAGAATTAAAATTATATATTAAAACTAAGTCAAAACCTAAAACAGATGGAAAAACAGAAGAAATTCAGAATAATGGAATGGCATAGAGGAGAATTTATCCCTCTTAAAGTCACAACACCCGATGGAAAGAAAGGTGAAGGAAAAACAGTAAAAATTACACAAGAATCGGCTGACCAATTAAATCTTGATTTTAGTAAAACAAGAGGAGTTGGTGTTCAGGTTAAATACGTTCTTGTTGACGAGGATCAGGAAACTGAATTATCAGAATTAGCTAAAGAATACCAACAACTTTCTAAAAAGAAAGCATATCATGGTTGGGATGCTAAAAAATTAAGAGAATTAATTAATGAACTAAAACAATAAACATGAAACACAAAGTTGAAATTTACACCAATGGGAGTTGGGTTACCGAAAAAGTAGCCACAGAAAAGGTGGAAAACGAAGTCAAAAAAGAGAAACATATTAGCAAAGTAGAAGTTAAGTATGCTGATAAGATTGTTAGTATATCAGAGAAATACGCTGAAATTTTAAATCAAGATTCCAAGGTAAACGGAAAAAGATATGTAAAGTTAGCTACAGCTAAGAAACCAAAAGCAACAAAAAAATAGTAAAATGATTAAAAAGGAAATACTAGAGAAGATAGCGGGTATGCTTAATCTCGACGCAGAGGAATTTGCACAAGGAATTACTTCTGAAAATGAAGTAGATATTACATTACCTGAAGGACGTTTTCTAACGACTGAACAAGAGACAACTCTCAAAGACAATCACGGAAAAGCACGTTATGACGCAGGTAGTTCAGCTGCAAGGGAAATGCAGTTAAAAGACATGAGTAAATTGGTAGGATTTGAAGAGTCTATTAAAGACCCACAAAAATTCATAGATACCCTTAAACAAACTGTCTTAGACCAAGCAAAGATTGAGCCTAATAAAAAAGTATCAGAATTAGAGGCATCATTAGAAACACTTAGAAACACAGTAACGCAAAAGGAAACTGCTTATACAGAATTACAAAAGGAAGTATCAAACGTTAAAACCCGTTCGACGCTTTTAGGAGCAATTCCAAAGCTTGCTGATATCGGTCTTAAAAATGAAGATGTTTTAGATTTATTTCTAAAAACTTACGAAGTTAGAGATGGCGTAGTGTATAAAGATGATAAGCCAATACAAGATGATATGGCATCAAATCTTGGAGTAGATAAAGTCCTTAGTTCATTTGTATCAGATAGAGGATGGGATTATGTTGAAGGAAGCGGCCCAAAAGGTCGTGGACGAAACCAAAATCCAAACCCAAACCCAGGAGGAGCATCAGCTTCTTTTGAGGACTATGAAAAGGAAATGAACGAGAAAGGACTACATCCGGGAAGCCAAGAGGCACAAGCGTTGCTTAAAACGTATGTAGATAATAATCCAGAAATTTTAAATTAAAATGGCAAATTTAACAGCAACACAATTATTAAAGGCTATCACGAAGTCTCAAAACGGTATCATGGGTGATGCAGAAATGAGAACGTGGGAACATTCACTTTTAGCTATGCTATTAAAGAATGACAATAGCGTATTTCAAAACAGTAATGCTTTGAAACAATCAGACGAACAGCCTACTAAGGCTATATTGTTCAACAGAAACTCAATCGCTTCAGGAACTGCAAAAGAGGCCGCTCACGCTGCCGCAGGATTCGCTGATTCTTTTGAAAAAGATATTGCGTACTTGAAAAGAGTACAAAAATTCAAAGTTTCTTACAAGCAAGCTGATAACAATCAATTCACTTACGAAGAGATTCTTCAGCACAACATCAAGAATGCATTGATTAACATATATGAGGATTTATCTTCTTATAATACTGCATGGCTTGATACAAACCGTAGCCAAGTTGCTACTAGTTCAATTATGGCTTTCGATGCCGTAACGAATGACCAATTTGATAATGCATCAGGTGACAAAGACCGTTTCTTCGATTACATGAAAGCAGCAATGAGAAAAAACAAATATCGTCCTATGTACGATGTTGTTGGTGACCAAGTTAATGCAGCTGAATTCAGAAGATTATCAGCACAAGGAGCAGGTAACTCATCAAATGAAACTTACCAAATGCCAGGTTTAAACTACATTGAAGAAGAGCAATTAACTGCTTCTGCAAATGGTAGTGCTTATGCTTGGAGATCAGGTATGGTTGGAATGACAACTTGGAATGAGCCTCAAAACCGTAGAGGTTTAGGTGACCCTGGAGCAAACGAAGGTATGTTTACAACTTTCCAAGATTCAGTTATGGGAATCAGTCATGATTTACATGTTCACAGAAGTTTAGTTGATACCTCAGGAGCAGGTGGAAATGTTCAAGATGTAGTTGATGAGTACGAAATGACTACAATCTTTACAACACAAGGTGCATTTGAGAGTACTGCAAACGCAACACCAATTTTTAAATTCGTTCAAGGGTAAGATATGGCTTCGCATACTGAAATAAAAGATATATTGATAAATAGGATTGGTTGGAGACAAGAAATAAAATCTCCAATAACAGTCAATGCTACGAACCTAACTACACAAAGTGGTCGTTATTTTCAAGACGAACATTCGGCAGTTAGCATACATAACATCAAAGACTGCCAAAGGGTATCAAATATTTCCGATAAGGAAATGAATGACTATCTTGGGCAACTTAGAGAGCAATCAATTTATCAGATTATTTCAGATGTTTTTAGTAAGACAGACATTAACGAAGATGAGATAAACGCAAACATTACGATGTTTGATCAGGTTATTTTATTGAGAATGGTTATTATAGTCTCTGAGATTATTATTACGAGTTCACGCTCCAATAAGACTCAGAGATTCTCAGACGAATTCATTAATAAACTTCATTTTGATATTATCGGAAGTTCCAATGTTAGATTTGCTGTTACAAATAGAAACTATAAATATTCTATGGGTATCACATCTAGATATGGGGCTGAGATATTTGAATTAAAGAGGTTTTTTGGTCAAAACAAAAAGTTGCAATCCATTTCAAGGGGCGAAGCTGTTAATATTAATATTTATCCAGGCAATGAACTATAACCTAAATAACCCAATAGGGATAGATAAGGAAGTTCAGAAGATACAGAACTACCTACATGGTAGTCTTGTTGAAAGCTGGGGAGATATTGATGCTTATGGACGAGTTTACAAGAATAGAAAACAACTTGGGTTTATACCTGAGGTTTACAAAGGAAGAAACGAGTATCTAGATGCATTTTATGATGATTCAGAGAATGCAAAAGGAATAATGTTTTTCCTAGAAAACCATGACCACCAATCTGCTGATGGGGTAGTTTTTAAGACAAGAATAAAAATTTGTTTTATGCTAAACCTTGATGAGATCGGGTATGATGATGACGAAAGGGCTGATGTTGTAGTGCAAGAAAAAGTGGTTTCAATCTTAAACAAGAGCGCAATTAACAATTTCACGATTACAGGACTAGAGAAAACCGTTAGGAATGTGTTCTACGGATACACTTACACCGATGTCGAATTAGAAACAGATATGCATCCTCTTCACACTTTTGCAATTATAGGGGATTTAGAGTATTATTTAACTGAAAAATGTAATTAAGATGGCAAGAAAAAAAGCAGAAAAAACAATTAAAAAAGGCTCTAAGTTATATCCCTTAAAAAGAGCAACTGTGGTTGGGAACGAACTTAAACCGAAAGGTGCGAAAATCGCCCTAACGGTAGAAGGATACAAATTTTACAAACAACAAAATATAGTTTAAAATGGCATTATTAGGAACAATTTATAATTTAGTAGAATGCGGAACATCAGCCGTATTAGGAACAGGTACAAAAGGTTGTACTCAATTCTTGAAGAAAGCAACATCTCTTTGGATTACTCAAAAAGGATTCAAATATGATGGAGCTTCAACATTAGATGAAGAATACGCTCAGTTAGAGCAAGCGAAAGGTAATTTGATTGTATTAAAAGGCATCAAGTCTTTTGCAGACAATTCAAGTGACGATACGATTGAAACGTTAGAAGATGGAACAAAACAAGTTGCAACACTTGGGATGTACGAGTTCACGGCTACGTTTATTAATGGTTTAGCATTTCACGCTGCTTTACATTCATTAAACAGTTTTGGTTCTTATGATATCTCTCTAGTTGATAGAGATGGTAACATTATTGGAACAAAAGCTTCTGATGGTTCTTTAAAAGGATTCTCTGTAGGTATGTTACAAGGTTCAAGATTAGCTTTCCCAACAGACTCAGTAGGTCAAAAAGAAAGTATCTCATTCCAATTCTTGGTTAGAAAAGAATTAGATAGCAACTACATTTATATCCAACAAAAGAATCTTGGGTCATTTGAACCTCAAAATCTTGATGGTGTTAATGAAGTAGAGGTAGTAGCTTCTATTCCTGCAAGTACTTCAGTTGTATTTACGGCTAAAAGTAAGCAAAATCAAAACCCTTGGGTTGGTGGTGTAATAGGTGATTTCCAAGTTACAAGAGATGGTGTTGCTGAAACTGTTACTGATGTAACAGAAGCACCAGCAGGTACTTACACTTTAACAGTTGCTACGCTTGTGGCAGGTGAGGTTATTACTGTAGGTCTTTATGATATAGCGAACTCTAGAGATGTAATCGTGCAAGATGCAACGCTTTACAAGTCTAATGTAGAGAGCAAGTTAGCAGTATAAGTACAAGTATTGATTAATAGCTAAAATAAGAGCCTTTAGCGTCATGTTAAAGGCTCTATTTATATCATGACCGTAGTAGCAAAACATATAAGGAACTTACTCCATCTTGAGGAGTTTATCGACGATTATGCGAAGCAAATAGTAAAGGAAAATGCAGATGAGATAATTCGTGTTTTACAAGATAAACAATTAGGTTTAGGTCAATACTCAACTGGCAGACCATTAAAGTGGTCTGATGGTACGGGTTTTTACTCTGAAGCGACTCAGTTATTCGCACAAGCCTTACCACATCCAATAAAGGAAAAGGCTCCAGGAGATGCTTACAACTTTCAATGGACGGGTTCTACTTTTGATTCAATGGTTCTTGAAGCAGATGCAAATGAAAGTTATAGTATTTTTTCAAGAGACGGAAAAGAGGCGTTCTTAAAGAAAACTTATGGTGATAAACTGTTTAAATTGTCTGAAAAAAATAATAAATGGATTAATCAAAACATTATTGAGCCAAAATTAGCTAAATTTATAGAAGAAAATTGGTGGCTACCTATCATATGATAAATTTATTTAAAAGGAACAAGAAAATAATCAAAGTCTATAGAAACTGCTCAGAATTATCTATTTTTAATTTTGACATAGTCTACAAGACTTCGGACTATCGATACCTATTAGTTGATTTTGATGGGTATAATGATGTGAAGTTACCTAAAGACATAGACCAAACTTGGAAAAACATCTTTGATGAATGGGTTAAAGCAAGTGATAATAACGAAATACTTTATTACTATCAATTAATATCCGAAGTAGCTTATTTAGAGACAAGATTTAAAGTTGCAGAGATTTTGTTGCAACAAATACTACAAAGAGAGATGAGCGAATCTACATTAGATACGTATATTGAAATGCTTAGTAAGTGGAAATACAAATACAATAAGAAAAACGACAAAATAACAGAATTAAACAGACTGTTTACTCAACATAAGGCTTCAACTAACAAATTAGGGCTAAAAAGAAGCGAATTAAAAGCTTTAAATAAAAATAACAACGGAGAAGGTGTCTCCACTCTAGAATCGCAAGCAGTAACGCTAGAACAGATTACAGGAAAAAATAATATCGACCCAAAAACCACTAGTGTTTTAAAGTGGATTGAAATATGTAAGGTTGCAGATAATTTAAACACTCAAAGACGTAGTCAAAATGGAAAATAATTATAGTAGTGCAGTCACAAAAGCAAAAAAGGCTCTTAGCGACATCACGGGTGAAGTTGTAAAGTTGGATGAACGTCTAAAAAGCACTATTGCTCAATTAGAGAAGTATGGCACATCACAAATCCCAAGCAAAACAACCGACCAATTAAGGCAACAAGCAGATGCTATCAAGAGACTTGAGGGTCATGTCACTAGACTTAATGCAGCAAATAAGAAAAGAAATACGGCATCAAAAATTTTAACAGAAGCCGAAGCAAAAGAAAGGGTTGAAGTAGCGGCTTTAAACAGAGACATGAAAAACCATGTATCCACATTAAGTAAAGTTGTTGGAGGTATGGCAAAACTTACTGCGAAGTTGAAAATAGCAAAAAAAGCCTATTTAGATATTCAGACTGAAGGAAAAAAGGCTGGTGAATCTCAAAAAAAATATAATATTAGGTTAAAACAAGCCCAAAAAGAGTTTCAGAAACTTCAAAATAAAGCAAATGCAGCTAAAAAAGCAGTATCAAATTTCAGTAACACTAGTTTTGGTGGCTTAGTTAGATCCGCTAAAAGTTTAATGACTGCTTTTGGAGTTATTGGAGGAATTACATTATTTGCAAACGCAGCTAAAGGGGCTTTTAATTTAACTAAAAAGTTAGACTCAATGCGTTTCTCTATGCAAGCAGTTATAACTAATTCAAGAGAATTTATTGAATCTCAAGAATTCCTAAGACAAATTGCTCAAGATTATGGTGCAGATTTACTTGTCGTAACTAATAGATTTATAAAGTTTAGAGCTGCAACACAACAAGCAGGATTAACTGCAAAAGAAACACAAGCAATATTTGGAACAATGACCAAGGCCGCTGGTGTTTTAGGTTTAAAATCCGATGAACTACAGGGTGTCTTCTTGGCATTGGAGCAAATGGTTTCCAAAGGAAAGATAACCACAGAGGAACTTCGTCGACAATTAGGTGAAAGATTACCTGGTGCGATGGATATCATGGCAAATTCTATGGGAGTAACCACTTCTGAATTAGACCAAATGCTAAAAAAAGGTCAAGTAATCACCAAAGACGTTCTTCCGGGCTTTGCGAAACAAGTAGAAATCGCTTTTGG